AAATTGCAAAGATAGATACTTCAGGAAATATGCAAATTACTGGGGGAATTTATGTTAACAGCAAGACAATAGCAACAAGTTACACAATTCCATCGGGGTCTGCTGGTAGTTCGGTTGGGCCAGTAACCCTAAGCAATGGCGTTACGGTAACCGTACCCTCTGGCAGTAAATGGGTAGTTCTTTAAAGGAAATATATGGGACTTTTAGTTTTTCAACAGACTAGTGGGGGCGTAATTAACGTAGTTGGAACTAACACTTCTGCTACTTATACTTGGACTTTACCCGCTGCGACTGACACATTTGTTGGCTTGGCTACAACCCAAACGCTAAGTAACAAGACTTTTACCGCGCCTGTGGTAAATAGTTGGACAACATCGACCAGACCCACTCCGGTAACGGGACTTTACGGGTTTAACACGACAACTGCGACATTTGAGGGCTATAACGGCTCTGGATGGGGCGGTTTAGGTGGCGCACAAGCTGGTGGCGCTATTCAAATAAATAACAATTCTATAACAGCTAGTTATACAATAGCGACTGGGCAAAACGGCTTTTCTGTTGGCCCAATAACTATTGCGTCAGGCTATACAGTTACAGTTTCTAATGGACAAAGGTGGGTGGTTTTATGAGTACAAATCTTACGGCTGGTACTGCAACATCTGGGGCTAGTTTAAGTAGCGATACATCTGGGTCTCTTGTATTGGTTTCTGGCAGTACATCACAATATTCTGCTACTGTTCCACAAATTACAGGAAACGTTTTAGTTGAAACTGCGGTTTCTAGTTCTTCAACAAATACGGTTACAAATAAGGTTGCTGTCAGTATTGGTGGCACAACTTATTATTTGTTAGCTTCAACATCGGGAACTTAACATGGCTTACGGAAACCTTAACGTAGACACCATCACAGGAAGTGGTGCAAGTAGTGTCATAGTAAACAACGGTACGAATAACGTTTGTGGGTTTACTACTGGTAACAACTTACAAATGCTACAAAATGGTGGTGGCATAGTATTTAGTAATTCCTCTGCGACTACTAATTCAACTTTGAACGATTATGAGACAGGGACTTACACCCCAACAGTAACTTGGCAAACAGGAAGTGCATCTTACACTTCTTCAGGAACATATACAAAAATTGGAAACATTGTTAACGTATCCGTTAATATAAGCATAACAAGTACGGGTGGAACTGGTATCTTAGGTGCTACTTTGCCTTTTGCAGCATCTACTACTTTAATACAAACTGGTGTAGGTGCAGAAAGAAATTCAACAGGAAAAGAACTTCTTGCTTGGGTTGATAGCAGTAATGCAAGTAAAGTATTAATGAGGTTTTATGATTATTCAGATTCTGGTTTAAATGGCTACAACAACTGCGTAACCATTTCATACAAAACAACATTCTAAGGAGTCACCATGACACTCGCATCAACAACAGTAATTGACAAAACAGAAGTGCTAGAAAACGGTACGCTACAAGTACGCCAAGCAGAAATCATCACCAAAGACGGTGTAGAGATTGCCCGTAACTTCACAAGATGGGTACGTCACCCTGGTGACACAGGCGCACACACAGACCCTAGCCCAGTACCCACTATTGCAACAGCAGTCTGGACAACAGAAGTAGTGTCTGCTTATGAAGCAATGGTAGCAAGCCAAGCTAGAGGGGTTTAATATGAGCCTAGTTCTTGACGGTTCATCAGGGGTTCAATACCCTACTGGTTCTAATTACCAAGTACCAGCTTTGAATATGCCTAGTGGTAGCGTTATTCAAATAATTAATGCTTACACAACATCTACAACAAGCACAACATCAAATTCTTATGTTGCAACAGCTTTAACTGCTACTATTACCCCCCAATTTTCCACAAGCAAAATTTTTGTAAGTTATGTGGCAACTATTGACAATAATAATGGCGCACAAATGAATGTAACCGTTTTTAGAAATGGTACTACTGATTTATCCACCGGTTCTGGTTCAAGAGGTTTTAATGAATTTTTTACAGCAGGAGGAGAGTGGGAAGGTGTAAGTTCAGCGCAAATCTTAGATAGCCCAGCAACAACTTCAGCAACAACTTACACAATTTATATTAGGGCTAATTCTGGTAGTCATCAAATGTATTTAAACCAAAACCCTACACAATCTTCAATTACTCTTATGGAGATTAGATAATGCAACCAAACATACACTATGCGGTAAGGGCAATATATTCAAACGTAGTTACTATTCATGGTAATGATGTTAGTTCTTTAACTTGTTTAGACCAAAACGGTGCTGAAGTAACAATCGTTGCTGCAACGGTTGAAGCAAAACTAACAGAACTACAAAACGCATACACAGCCCAACAAGAAGCTGAAGCATCTGCAAAAGCATCTGCACTTGCAAAACTGACTGCCCTTGGCCTAACACAAGCAGAAATATCTGCTTTAATAGCATGAATTACAAATGGCAAATACTGGAACTAAGCGCAGAGGGTGAATTAATCACCCATGCAAAGTACCATTTAAGCCTGACTGACGGTGAAAACACAGTTGATACTGAGGGCAACTGGTATTTCACAAACCCCGTTCTTAGCACGCCACTTGCCGAAGTTACCGAAGAAATGGTGGCCGGTTGGATTGAAAACGATGCTATGCGAGACGGCGCAAATGTAATAAAATCTAGGCTAGAGGAACAATTGGCGCTTTTAGAAAAGTCGAAATCTATTGTCCCGCCTTGGAAACCCCAAGTATTTACACCTAAGTTATAGGGCGGTTTAACATGACAATGCCGATTGATATTATCAGTAGGGCGCTAAAAGACATTGGGGCGCTAGAAGCCGGGGAAACACCCACGCCAGAAGCAGCCACAGATGCCTACGATATGCTTCAGGATATGCTAGACCAATGGTCTAACGAAGATATGATGGTGTTTTACAAGAACGAAATCATATTTCCTATAACGCCCGGCCAAGTACAGTACACAATCGGCCCCGGTGGCCAAATAAGCGCAAACTTTACCGGTTCTATTGCCGGGAACATACTAACGGTTACAGGCATAAACAGCGGTGGCATTAGCCTTGGCCAAACTTTAAGCGGTAACGGCATACAACCCGGCACTACCATTAAGCAAATGCTAACAGGTGCCGGTGGTAACGTAAACGAAGCTGGTACTTACTTGGTCAACATAAACCAGTACGTTAACAGCACAACCATTACAAGCTATTACCAACGCCCTATACAGTTGCGTTCTTGTTTTGTTCGTATTAACACAAATTCAAACGGGCAACCTATTAATAACGGTGGCCTAGACTACCCAGTTGCGGTGCTGAACCTAGAACAGTACGAAATGATTGGCCTTAAAACGCTAAACGGCCCGTGGCCAAAGGCGGTTTATTATGAACCAACTGAAACGCTAGGTAATATTTACGTTTGGCCAAATCCCGCACAGGGCGAAATGCACATTTTCGTTGACCAATTATTTCAGAAATTCACAACAATAAATGACGTTATAACCCTTCCTGAAGGCTATAACATGGCGCTTCGCTGGTGCCTTGCTGAACGCCTAATGCCTATGTACGGCAAGGCATCACCCACCCAAATAGCAATGATTACCAAGTTTGCAGCGCAGTCTAAGTCAACGGTTAAGCGCACAAACCTACGCCCACCGGTGGTTTCTACTTATGCGGATGCCTTGTTGGTAGGCCGCCAGAAAGATGCCGGGTGGATACTCAGCGGGGGTTTCTTCCGCTGATTGTTTAGGTTGACAAGTTAAAAAGAACAGTATGAATACAAGAGATTTAGCTAAACAATTTGGGATAAGCCTACCAAGCATGAAGACTTTGCTTGCTGGTAAATCCTATAAGGATGTTAAATAATGCCCGAATTTGGCTTTGTTGGCCCGTCTTACGCTGCGCCGTCTATTTACCAAGATGACCAAGAAACAATCAATTGGCGCCCCGAAATAGACCCGCTTAAAGCCCCCGGCACACGCGGGGTGGTAGCGCTTTACCCAACGCCCGGCCTTACTTCTGCGGTTGTACTGCAAAACAAAGCACCGGTTCGTGGTATGCGCACATTGTCTGGTAGCACACAGTTAATTGTGGTTTGCGGGGCTTATGTTTATTCGCTAACGTCTAATCTAGTGCCCACAATCGTAGGCCAGTTAACCACTACAACCGGGCAAGTAGGCATTACGGATAACGGCTTATACGTTTACATTACTGACGGCACAAACAGGTACGCATGGCGCATTAATAGCCCGTCTAGCGCGGTATTTACGGCCACCATAAGCGGTACTACCCTAAACGTAACAGCGGTTAAAAACGGGGTTATAGCCACAGGGCAAAGCCTTTTCGGTATTGGGGTTGCAGCCGAAACCGTAATTACAGGCACCGGCACGGGTTCTGGCGGTATTGGAACGTACACCATTAATTTAAGCCAAACAATTAGCACAGCCGAAACCATGAACAGCGCCCCAGTTGCTGCGGTGTTTACGGGTACTATTTCAAGCACTACGTTAAGTGTTACGGCGGTGGCTAGTGGTACGTTATATCCCGGCCAAACGGTTCAGGGTTCAGGCGTAACTTCTAAAACAGTTATAACGGCGCTAGGTAGCAGTATTGTTTTAAGCTACACCATTACAACTGCGGGAACTGGGTACGCGGTGAACGACCAAGTAACCGTAGTAGGCGGTGTTTACGGTTCTACGCCACAGGTTTATACGGTGTCTAGCGTGTCTAGCGGGGCGGTTACAGGCTTAACAGTTAGCAGCCAAGGCACATATACTGCCCAGCCTATAAACCCGGCTTCCACTACCACAAACGGTTCAGGTTCAGGGTTAACCTTAAGCCTAACATTTGGTACAGGTACAGGCGGTACGGGTAGTTATGTGGTTAGCCCAAGCCAAACCGAAGCCACTAGCGAAACAATGTACGCGCTGAACTTCAGCATTTTGCCAAGCACAGACGGTGCGTTTCAGGGTGCGGATATTGTGGATATTGTAGACAATTACTTTGTGTACAACCACACAGGCACACAGCAATGGGCGGCTTCTAATATTCTTAGCCCTATTACACCGGCATTGTCTTACGGTAATAAGGACGGGGCGCCTGATAATTTGGTTTCCTTAATTGTTGACCACCGCGAAGTTTACCTAATGGGTGAAGAATCTTCCGAAGTTTGGGTGGATGCTGGAACCTTCCCGTTTCCGTTTCAAAGAATACCGGGCACTTCTACCCAGCACGGCATAGTGGCCAAGTTCAGCGTTGCAAGGGTTGGTAATTCGTTTGCTTACCTAAGCCGTAACATTCGTGGCCAGTCCCAAGTTATGTATATGGAAGGCTACATTCCTAAACGCATAAGTAACCATGCGGTAGAAAATACGCTAGTTAACCAAGTGGTATCTGACGCGGTTGCGTTTACTTACCAGTTGGAAGGCCACGAAGTTTACGTTATTTCGTTCCCGTCCATAGACATTACATGGGCTTACGACATATCTACCGAAATGTGGCACAAGTGGCTATGGTGCGACAATAACAACCAATACCACCGTTGCCGGGCTAATTGTTCTGCCGTGTTTCAAAATATGGTGTTGGTTGGTGACTGGGAAAACGGCCAAATATACGAACTAGACCCCACAAACTTTACAGACAACGGCCAAAACGTAAGGCGCTTACGCCGTACCCCGCATTTGGTGACGGACTTCCAAAGGCAATTCTTTGATGAATTACAAATACAGTTCCAGCCGGGCGTTGGTTCCGTTGGGCCAACCACGCAAACCGGTACGATTGTTGGAAATAATTTAATAATCGCAGTATCCGAAACGTTTATTATTGGCATAAATGACGTAATCGTAATTGGCGTGCCAAACCAATTACTGCCTAGCCAACCGTACAGCAACCCACAGGCTATGCTGCGTTGGTCAAGTGATGGTGGTTCTACATGGTCGCGTGAATACTGGGTTTCTATTGGCCAACAGGGCAAGTACAGGAACAGGGCTATATGGCGCCGGTTGGGTACTGCTAGGGACAGGGTTTTTGAAGTGGTGGTAACCGACCCCGTAAAGGCGGTTATTGTGTCTAGTAACCTAAAAGCTAGTGAGGGCGAAAGTTGAACAACACTACCCAAATACCCCAAGCTGCGGTTCTTGACCCTACCACAAACCGGCTAAGTAGGCCGTGGATGCAATATTTTCTTAACTTCTTAAACTTTAAAAGCGCAGCAACGGCCACACAGGGCAACGCAACGCTTCCGGCCAAACCGGCGGGGTTTATGATAGTTACGGTTCAGGGTCAGCAATATAAAGTACCTTATTACAATAATTAATATGGAACTAACAAAAGAACACATACCCACCCGCGAAGAAATAGACAGGCTTCAGCGTGAAATGGCGGTTATGCCACAAGCGCAATTAGAAACCGAGCATTATTTTTCTGGTGGAATGTATTGCCGTAAGTTAACAAGGCCAGCCGGTACGTTAATTGTGGGTAAGGTACATAAAAAAGACCATTTCTTTTTATGCGCCAAGGGTGAAATTATTGCGTGGTCAGAAGGTGGAATGAAGCATTTGTACGCTGGTGACGTTATTTGTTCCAAACCGGGTACAAAACGTGTTACTTTAGCGGTGACGGATGCAATTGGTATTACATTTCACAAGACTAATAAGACTAATTTAGATAAAATTGAAAAAGAGTTAATAGAACCGGATGAATTGGCGTTATTTAGTGCCAATAACCAGTTAAAAGGGGAATTATTATGACATGGGTAGCAGCAGCAATTGGCGGTAGTGCCATATTAAATCTTTATAGCGCAAACAAAACCGCTTCAGCAGCAACAAATGCAGCTAATTTGCAAGCGCAAGCAGCGCAACAAGCGTCAGCACTACAACAGCAAAACTTTAATACTATCAACCAAGAGCAAGCCCCCCAACGCGCTGCTGGTTATGGCGCATTGAACCAATTAGGTGCTTTAGGTTCTGGTACTTATCAAAAATACGATGTAAACGGAAACCCATCAGGGTCTGGTGAAGGTACAGGCTATTTAACCCGCCAATTTGGTGACCAAGACTTAAACGCAAACTTAGCCCCTAATTACGCATTTCAGCTTCAGCAAGGCCAAGGTGCAACAAACGCAATTAATAATGTTGGTGGTGGCGGTGGTAATGCTGCGCAAGGGTTGCAACAGTTTACCCAGAATTTTGCAGGAAATGCTTACCAAGACGCATTTAATAACTTTAATACCCAACGTTCTAATATTTACAACACATTGGCCGGAATAGCCGGTATTGGCCAAACAGGCCAAAGCCAAGTTAATGCTGCCGGTTCAAACGCTGCAACGGCACAAGGCCAATTAGGGGTTGGCGCAGCAAGCGCATTAGGGCAAGGGCAAGTTGGCGCAGCACAGGCTTATGGTGGTGCTATAAATCAATTAGGCAGTAGCGCTACTCTTTGGTCATTACTGAACCAAAACAATAGCCTTAATTCAACAAATTACAGTAGCCCAACACAAGCACAAATTGCACAACCGGGTGGTCTACAAACATATTTTGGGGCAAATAATAGTGCGCCTATACAATAAAGGAATGATATGGCCGGATTTAATTTTTCACCTATTAAAGTAGACACGCCACCGCAAACATCATTAGGCGATATGCTTAATATTGCCCGTGGTGCCCAAGCGTATGGGCAAGCTCAACAATTAAACCCTTTAGCGGTTGAAAAGGCTAAAGCTGATTTGTCTTTATCGCAAACACAAGCGCAAAAAGCACAAAGAACTTTAGAATATGATGTTGCCCATGCTAAGGCAGTTGCTAATAACGCTATTGCACAAGCTAACGATGCTGAATTGTTAAACTTACAAAAACAACAAGCTAATTCAAGTCGTAACCTTATAAAAATGTTGGATTCTCCAGATCCAATTACGCCTGACAAAATTAAAGATCATGTTGTGTCTACCATGCAAAATGCTGGTGCGCCAGATAAAGCAATTATTCAAGCAGTACAAGGGTTGCCAACTGCCGGAACAGATAAAGAATTAAGGGCATACATTGCAAAACATACTCTTAATTCTTTAACGGCAGAAGCAGAAATAGAAAAACGTTTTCCAGCTTCTACTATGGTTTCTGAAGGTGGTCAAATTACACCTAGACAAATGGGTGCTGAAGCCTTTACTGGCGTGAAACCCGGTACTGCTGTAGGAACATCAATTGGCGTGACACCAGCACCATTAGGTTTAACGCAAAAGTTTGAACCTACCGGTCGAGTTGATCAAAACAATAACCCAACGGCTTATGTAAGAGACCAACAAGGGAATATAACTGGTGAAGTAACTATACCGGCAATGCAAAAAAATGCGCCGCCACCAGCAAGGTTACCCGCTTACGAAACGCCTGAAACAGTTGCAGCCGAACGAAAGCGCCAATTAGACACTATTGCACAAAGGCAAACAATTAAACAAAGCCAATATAACTATAACCAAATACTTAATTTGGCAGATAAAACAATTACTGGTGTTGGTGCTGAAACTATTGCTAAATTGGGTGGTGGTTTTGCTGCTATTCCATTTACTAGCGATGAAGCAACTAATTTAAATTTATTAGGCCATTCAATAGCATTAGAAACAGGTCAATTGGCCGCTAGAGCCGGTTTAGGTACAAACCAAGGTAGGGATTTGGCGCTTGAGCAAGTAAGCAAAACAAATTGGACAAAAGATGCCATTAAATCTACTGCTAGAACAAATAGGGCATTGACAACTGGCGCTGATTTATATGGTTTGGGAATGGAAAATGCTATTAAAGCAGCCGGTAATAACCCATTAGCAGCAAGAGATTACACATCTAAATGGTCAAGCGTTGCAGATATTGATGCGCTTAAATATTATGATGCTATTGTTAATAAAGATAGGCCTGAAATAAAAGCATTAGTTGATTCAGTTGGTGGCCCAGATTCACAAGGGTATAAAGACTTAATTAACAAATATCAAAGAATTTATCAACTTGTAACTAAGGGTCAATAATGACTATCTTAAGTTTAGATGACTTAAACAATTCCGTTGATGAAATATACGGCAGAAAGAAAAAAACTGCCGAGAATATTATTGCGCCTAAGAAAAGCGCTTTAAGTACATTTAACCCAAGTCAACCAATGGCAGAACCAACGCCGGAAGTTGCGCCAGATATATTGCACCCTACCGATTTACACAAGGCAGTATTAGATGCTTATTCAAATACGCCTACAACTGAAATGCCCACAAAAGCAAGTTTTATGTCGCAGTTGGGCAGGGGCATTGCATCATTAGCAGACGTTGCTTATGAACCAGTACCATCTACGTTGGGTGCAGTTACCCAAGCGGTTGCAAGGCCATTTACAACACCCAAAAAGGCAGAAGAATTAGGTGGTCAAGTAACAAGTTCTTTAAACCAACCATTTGGGAAAGCATTTGGCGTAACAGAAACCCCAGAATATAAACAGGAAGCATCTAGGGCTTTAACAGATTTAATTTCTAAATATGGAAATATTGGTACAGAAAAATTAACAGAATTAGCACATAAGTCTGGAATACCATATTTAAAAGATTTGCCAATTGAAGATGTAAGAAACATGGTAGGTACTTTAGCTGCCGGTGTAGCTCCTGAAGCAGGTAAAGCGGTTGGTAAAGAATTAAAAATGGTTGGTAATGCAATTAAAGAAAAATTACCATCTGTTCGTGTTGAATTACAAAACCAATTAGACGGAAAACAAATGATTGGGGTTGGCGCTGCCAATACTGAACAAGGTTTGTTAAGGCAAACAAAAGCAAATGAATTGCTTGTTCCTATGGGCGATGACTTTACTAAAAGCCAAATTACAAGAAACCCTGCAGATGTTCAATGGGAAAGGGAAACGGCTAAAAACCCACAGTTTGGTGGCCCATTACAAGAAAAATACGCATTACAAAACCAAAAAATACAACAAAATTTACAAGCTGAAATTGATGCAACTGGTGCTGAAAAAGTAGGTTTACCAGCAAGTGATTTTGGTAAAGTTGTAACTGATACATTCCAAAAATACAAATCTGAAAGAAAAAAAGTTGTTGACGATGCGTACCAAGCCGCTAAAGATTCGGGCGAATTAGAACAACAAGTACCAGTTGATAATTTAAAAAATTACATTGAAAAAGTAACAAAAGATAGGCCTACTTTAAAAAGTAAAAACCCTATTCTTGGTGTTATTGAAGAAGAAATCAAAGCTAACAACCCTAATGGTACTGGCAAAATTACACTAGCCCAAATGGAAGACATTAGGCAAGTTATTAATAATGAAATGGAGCCAACCCAAAAAGGCAGTATTTATTATGGTAAAAATTTAAAGAAACAAATTGATGCAATAACAAAAGATGCTGGGGGCGATATATATAAAGATGCCCGTCAAAAATATGCAAATTTTGAAAATGAATTTGAAAACCAAGGTGTAATTAGAGATATTAACAGGCTAAAAAAAGGTGGCGTAGATAGGGTTGTACCTTTGGAAAACATAGTTAACCATACTATGCTTAAAGGCCCAGCATCTGATGTTCAGGCCGTATTTTCTAGTTTAGAAAAAGCTGGTCCTGAAGGACAACAATTAATAAATGAATTAAGAGGTCAAGTTGCAGAGCATATTAGGCAAGAAGCAACTAAAGGGGTTGGGCGTGATATTAATGGTAAACCTTATGTTTCTACTGCAAATTTAAATTCCTTAATTACATCATTAGATAAAAGCGGAAAATTAGATTTAATTTTTGGCAAGCAACAAGCTGAAAGATATAGAACTTTAAATGATGCTACTATTGATTTGCAAACTGTACCAAAAGATACAGTAAATACTTCTGGTACAACTTCAACAATGTTGGCAGCATTGGCAGAAATGGGCGCACAAGAAATGATAACTGGCCATGCTATACCCGGAATAAGTATTGCAAAATTTGGTTATAAACAATACCAATCATCCCAAAAAATGAAAAAGGTATTAGAGCACGCAAACCCAACAACAAAACTTTCTGATATAGGAAAACCATGAGCGTTAATCTTTCACCCATTGGTAACGGGTTTCAATTCTTTACCACCACAGGCCTACCGTTAAACGGTGGTTTGCTTTACACCTACCAAGCTGGGTCAAGCACGCCACTTACAACCTATTCAGACAACGGCGGTGTATATGCAAACACCAACCCGTTGGTATTGGGTACAGACGGGCGCCCCCAAACCGAAATATGGTTAACCTACGGGTTTAACTATAAATTTGTGCTTGCAGATTCGTCTAATAACGTAATCCAAACGTATGACAACATCTACGGCATTATTGGCGTAGCAGCCACAAGCGGAAGTGGTGGGGCTTACGTTCCTAGCGGTTTAATTGCAATATGGTCAGGCGCTACGGGTTCTATTCCTAGCGGTTGGTTAATTTGTGACGGTACTAATGGTACGCCAGACCTTAGAAATTCGTTTGTGTTGGGGGCGGGTAATTCGTATAGCGTTGGCCAAACCGGTGGTTCTACCGATGCGGTTGTTGTTTCCCACACGCACACGGCTACGTCAACTTCTACATCAACAGTTACAGACCCCGGCCACTTCCATACTATTCCAATTACTGGCCCAGACGGGCGTGCTGGTGGTTCAGCAAATTACACAGCTAATTGGGGGTTGGGAACTTCTAATACATCAACAGCATCAACTGGAATTACGGTTGCTACATCAACATCAACCACAAACCAAACTGCTGGTGTAAGTGGTTCTAACGCCAATATGCCGCCCTACTACGCACTCGCTTTCGTTATGAAAAGTTAACCATGAGCGAATCACCTATTGACCTAGTAAAGTACGGCGTGCTTTGGCAAAAAGTCGAAAACATGGAACAAAAGATCGACAAGCTAGAAACAGGCATGGAAGAACTATTAAAACTTGCCAACCA